GCAGCTGCGCCTAATCCTGCTGCGATAGCTGTTGCTGTTGCTACTGCCATGTTACTCTCCCTTTAATATCTTTGTGTATATGACTTCGCTTCGAATGTAGCCCATCTTTTTATAAATTTCTTCTATGATGTCGGGCATACTCGAACACATGAAAGCCATATTCCAATACTTAATACCGGCCTTTGTTGCCAAGTCTTCAAGATGCTTTAATAGGGATATTCCATTACGGCCGCCCCTGTGATCTGGCTCAACCCACCATGCCAATTCTGTACCGCTAGATATTGAGCTATTACCGAGTAGACCGCCTTTTAATGCACACGCAAAGCCAACTAATTTACCGGTTTGATCTTCTATGACAGAAAGTAATTGTTGATCAAGGCAAAGCTTTAACATCTCCCAAACCGTATCACGACAAAACTCTTCATCATAAATAGTGTTTTTCCAAAAGCTATCAGCCATATCTATAATGCTTTCAAAGTCTAATTCTGTTCCTGACCTAACCATTTAACACCTCAAATAATAACGATGCTTATATAATACCATTTGTAACAAAATTACCAAAGTGTACTGTCATTAAACAACTGCCCAACCTTTGGTGCGATCACCGGCAATTTCTGGAAGCATTTTCCTATACTGTACTGGCGTTAATGGGACAGCCTCGTCTATGTAAAGAGAATACTGTGGAGCTTGCAGGTTTCCTTCTGGAGTTCCTGACCCAACATATGGCGTGTTATTTGTTAGCTGAATAATAAGAGATCTAAATACCTGTGCAGGCGTTTTGTCGTCTAAAACAAGTTCATTCGAGCTATTTAATCTTTGCGGTGTTTGAGACATATTACCCCACTATATCAGCAGTTAGTTGAATGATTACGGGCTTAATAGCATCACTTAGGACAAACCTGAATACAACAAACCTTGAATACCTGCCATTCCTCCGCCAGATAGTTCTACGATTAAACTCACCGATTTTCCCTATATCTCTTGTTCTATCGTCATCAAATGTTTTTCCGCCATCTCTACTTATAGAAAGCCTAATCTTGGGATCAGAAACAAACTCATTACCAACACCGGATTCCATTGTTAACTCAAGTGTGGGGACCATAATTGGCTGCATGTTGTTCTGGAAAGGCTGAGTGGAAACAACTCGTATAATGTCTCTTCCGTATTCAGTGAACAGATCAATGTCAAGATTACCTACACGTCCATCCTCGCTATCACCAACAAGAACACGCCCGTATGCGTCAACTATTGAATTTATTCGACTACGTATAGTGAGAGTATTTCCAGCAGTATCTGATATCTGAGACTGACGCTCATGCCATCGCCCAGTAATAGTATCAATAACAATTGTCGTTGTAGGCAAGGAAAATCCAACAAAATATGCGCCTTTTTGTGCATATGTCCACGAAAATGATTCATTTATTTCATCATCTGTAAATCTTTGTAATATTGAGTCGATTGCTGTAGTGCTAACCTTTTGAGCTGTATTACCAGCAAATGACCATATAGCAGGTGATTCATTCTTTCCACCACCAATCCACATAAACGTGTCATTGGCGTTAATAATGGAAAACGCAGAATCTATGCCTTTCTCAACAAACAACCCTGATCGTTGGAACGGGAAATCAGCACCACCAATATTCTGGAATGCCTCAAGCGTTTGTGATCCACCAATGAATAGCTGATTCCTAAACACAATAGGCGCAACGATATCGTCCGGGTCAGCTTCTGCTGTGCCAAAGTCTAAGGCGTTGTAAGACAATCCATCATTCAAGGCTGACGTGATAAATTTCTTACTGTCAGTGGTAAAGACAAAGTAGCCATCAATGAACACAACGTGTTGAGGATCGCCATTTGCTCTAAAGTCTGGGTCAGTGATCTCTGTGAAAGTATCTGGGTCAGCAGTAAATATGTACCCTTTTCCACCAGGGACCAATACACATAACTGAGTGCCATTGTCAGCCATGGAAACACGACCACTACCCTCAACAGTTCCAACCTTTGTTGTCTCGAATGTATCTAGCCCGCTAACAACAATAAGATCAACCCTATATAAACCATCACCATTAACAAAATATGGAATGTTATTGAGCGTCAAAGCGCCACGGTTAACCTGATCAAATACGCCGGTTGACGTAAGCAGCATACTGCCAGGTGTACCGAATAAGGTTTCCTGATTCAATGCAGGAGCCTGTACAATATTTGGATACCAGTTAATACATTCCTGTGCTGATATCGGCCTAGAGTCAGACTCGTAGAAACCATTTGCTATTGGTAGTGGTGTTATTGCCATTATATATTATCCACGAATCCGTTAATGAATATTGAAGCATCCAGTGCGGCGGTACTAACAAGATATTCAATAAGCTGATCCGAATCAGTCAGCAGTTCGCCCTGTGAATACTGATTATTTCCCATTGTATTGTCACCGCTTGATAGTTTTTGGGAATCACTTACACCAACCTCTCCAACAGTCCTAACTGACAAAGATTGACCAGTGCCAGAACTAGCAATACACCATGTAAATTTACCTAGGCCGCCACCGGGTGGTGATCCCGCAGAACAGTCTACAGTTGTAAAAGTTGTGGCATTACCAGCATTAAGCAACAGCAAATCATTGCCGTTATCGTCCCACTGATAATATATGTCTCTGGCTTTGCCGGTAGTAAAGAACGGTATAAGTGAGCCGCTTAGGTTCTTAGTCCATCCAACACGTCTAATAACGTCATAGCCCGGCTCGCTAAATAAGGCACCATCAACTATAGCTAGAACATTGGTGGCATTTACGCCTGTTGTGTCACCGATAACATAGATTCCTACCCAATCATTAGCTCCAATAGCGGAACCTGTTTGCCTGCCACCCGGACCTATAACAGTGTTATCAACGGTGGTATTAGATGTCAATACTAGGTTTAACGAGTCATCGTCATCTCTCCACGATCCAGCGGTAACAGTGACTTTAGTTGCATTTAGATACAGTAATCCGTTCCAATTTGCATATCCAGCAGGCGCGTCTCTGTCTTTCCACTCAAGGCTACCAACTCCATCAGGCCTAAGCACTTTGGATTTATCAGTTTCCGAAGTGTTCTGATCCTCTAAATCTGGAAGTATCGAAGTACCGTAACGAGTACCGTTAATAATGCCGTTAGTATCTCCGTTGTTTGTCACTGTTCCATTATGCCGCCCAATGTTTACTGTAAACAATGCGCTAGATTCAATCTCAATATCTCCGATGTAGACAGCGCAAGAGATAGATGCCGTACTACCAGATTTCAGCAGCGTATCACCTACCAATACATTAGATGTCATAGTGAATAATGTACCACTTTCAGAGAGTAATATTTGATCGCATTTTAGATGCTGAGCTATGATGTTAAGTCCGCCACTCACCATATGAAAGGCTGTGTTATTCGTTCCGTTTGAAGAGATGATACTAATATCAATGGCCCCTTCATCAGACGGTGTTGGCATATTCCATTCAACCATTGTCTCATTGTTGCCATTCATCAAGCCCTTATTTATATTGATATCAACAGGGTCTGTAGAGCTTGCTGTGACATTAAAGCCTTTACCGCCATCACCAGAAATACTGATTAAGCTACATGTAAAGAACAATGAATCACACGCGCCTGAAACATCAAAAGCTACGCCATTGGTTCCAGTGACTTGGCAAAGATCCATATCAGATCCAAAGTTGGATTCTGCATCAATCTTAAGCCCTATTCCGTTAGCTGCACTATTAACAAGAGTTTGACAGTTGAAGGATATGAAACTAGCACCTATAGCTGTAATAGGATCTGAGCTTACAATTGATGTCTGTGTTGCATCAAATAAAATAGAGTTACACAGTATAATTGACTCAGTAAATACACCGCCCTGAGCCTCGTTTACAAAGCCGGGATTAGGTGTACTTGGTGGTGGCACTAAAGCTTCTGCACTATCAATGCAGGATTGTATTGTCTGTCTTGGTAATTCTAATGATCGGCCATCATGTACATTGTCGCCGTTCGCTGAAAAGTAGAAACCCCGATCCCTGGGGTCAATATTTGCTTTATCTGTCATTTACGCCACCACGTCCCTGAAGCTAAGTAAAATGTTGCTGAACTCACTGCCGTGATTGGCGATGAATTATTTATCGTAGCGTCCGCTGCTAACGATATGGACCCTGATATACAGGTGATTGTTACCTCATGAATAAATGCCGCTGCTGCTGGCAGAGTTATTGTGAACGTACCTGAAGCGTTGATTATGTCATCAGTAGCTAGTGCTTGATAAACAGATGTTACAACCGCTATTTGCTGAGCTGCGCCACCTGTTTGAGCAACAGTAATAACGTCACCAGAATGCGAAACTGTAATGCCTGCACCACTGTCGATACTTCTAAATACTGGCGATAACGCCGTGAAGT